TAAAAGTGTTTTTCCAGACTTCTGATTTTTTCCACCAAGCTTTTATAAGTGTCAATCTCTTATCATAATTTAATATGTCATCTATATTGTTTTGAATAATAACATCAAGATCAAAGTATGTAAAATTATCAAGTTTCATAACATCTTTATTAAATAGATACATTTTATTCCAATGACCTTCAAGATCATTTTCTTTAGGTAAAGATATTATCTCTATACTTTTATTAATATTAAAACAATCATCTGTCAAACAATAGAGTTGAAATTTATATGTAACGTTTTGTTTTAACATATATTCTAGCATATTGACATCTTCTGCAGAATATAACTCACCCCATTTTATGCATACAATGTTTTTCATATTTTCCCCAGTGCTACATACATATTAACACCACATACATTATATCTTTCTGAGAATATATTTTCACTAAATCCACATTGTTCAACTAAATCTTCCACACAAAATGCAGTGTTTATCTTCCTTCTCTCTTCATCTTCTTTTTGATTAAAGACTAATACATATTGACCTTTATTAAATATTTGTAGTTCTTTTAATGTATAGAGATATTCGCTGTATGGTATAATAATAAGACTATTTTTTGTTATATCTCTTATATCTTCAAAATTTACATTTTTATTAAAGTATTCAAACGATAAATTTTCAAAATGTTCTTTAACAATATTATATGTAGACCTTATCAGAGGACTATAATCTATTAACTTAACTTGAGTAGTTATACTACTTTGTTTTTTTGTTTCTAAATCTAAGTTGTTTATTAGTGTTATTTCAAATAATTCATCTTTTTTATTAACTATTTTTTTACTATTATTTAAAAAGCTAATATCTGTTTCATATCTAGTATTTAATGTATCAAATATATAATATGGTAAACCACTGGCAACAAATGTTACAGTCTCTGACTTAACAAAATCATATTCATTTAATATACTTCTAAAAATATTAGCTCTTGTTTTTTCATAATCAGACAAAAATATTTTTAGTCTAGGAACATAATTTTCATTATATTTTTCTATTTGTTTTTTTAAAGTAAAAACACTAAACACTGTTTGATTCCCACATTGTTTTTGCCCATCCATTTACCTCATGAAGTTCTTTGCCAACTCCATGAGATGTGTTAAATAAACAAAAGTAATAATCATTACGTAGTACTTCTGGTTTCATATCATCTTTATGATCAGCGCCAAAGTTATATGCATATACAATATTTTTTGGATGATACTTTAATTTATCTCTAAATATACCAAATAAAGATTTATCAAAACTAGTAAAGAGAAAATTAATCTTCTTCATATTATCAATATAGAATTTATATAATGGTTCCAATTGATCATCTTTCCAAGTGATGAATGAACTATTAATGTCGCATGCACCTTTATGAAAATATGCATCACATTGATCAGGATCTGCCCAATGGTTTTTAATAAATCTGGGTTCACTAAAAGAATATTCATTTAAGTAATTAGTAAAATCTTTTAAGCAAAGTATATCAATATCAAATAGAATATTTTGACCATCGCCAATAAAATGTGGGTCAAATAATTTTAGTTTTTCTATTGTAAAAACATTACCAAGACCCAATATTTTACTTTTATCATAATCAATAATATTGATATTAGGATCTAATCCAAGCTTATCATCAGTGATACATGTAAACATGATATTACCTCTGTAGTTTTTAAGTACAGAGTGAAATAATCTGTTTACATATTCAGGGCTATATTTTGTACCCCATTTAAAACAATAAACTTTAATAGTCATATTAAACATTACTATATGAGGATATCAAAGATTTATCTGTTGGCAGATATGGATCGTTTGGTCCATCCCATCTAGAAGATTTTTTAAGTTCAAACGTTATGCCAATTTTATCAGCCATGTTTATAGCTTCAGATATCTGATGTTCATTTGTTTTAAATGGTATGAATACCCATCTTGCTCTAAACTTATATTTTGTAGTCATCTTCATAACTTCAATAATCTGATCATGATCTTCAGGACTCATATTGACTCTGTAAAGACCAGCAGTATCTCTAAGACCATCTACAGAAAAAATAACTTCATCACGTTCTTTAAGCATAGAGAAGAATTTTTCCCACCATTCAAACGTTTTTCCAGATCCATTTGTATGAATCTTAACAACTTTATTTTTATCTTTAAATAATTTAATTATGTCTAAAAATTGTGGATGATAGATAGGATCACCGTATGTTCCACAGAACATAAAATTTTCATAGAAACTATCAGCGTATTTCTTGCAAGCTTCTATAGATAAGTCTTGTCTCTTAAGCTCACCCTTTTTGACCAACATTGTTCTAATGCACTTTGGACAAGAAATTCTACATCTATTTGTAAGTTCAATATGAATATTATTTTTCATAGCGAAGTATCTCATGGTTGTGACTAGTAGTCTTAGAAGCGTTTACACCACATTTTTTCTGACAGCATTTTGGTGCATCATAATAAGACTTAGAAATAAAGTTAAGCCAATCTAAATATTTTAGATCTAAATGAAAAGCATGAACATCATTGTTATCTATATTATATCTATCATCATTAAATATAGATGATTCGTATTGTTGTCCATGAGTTGGAAAAACACAACATGGAAGCCATCTACCATTTGCTGCAACAAAGTGTTCAGAATTATTCCTACATTTAGGAATTATCTTTCTTTGTTCTTCTTCATCATATTCCATATTATATCTCCATGTTATAAAAACACATCTGAGTCCTAAGATCCGGATCACCTTCACCGTTTGGTGGCAGTAATTGTATAGCTTTTATATATTCACTAACTCGTTTATTATCAATATCTATACTAAGTTTATTTTTAAAAAATGAATTAGTCGGAGCGTATACAGGGTAACCACATTCATTTATAAATTTTTTGATATTATATTGTTGTCTATTAAATTCTTTCAATAGATCTTTATTTTTATACCAATCATATTTTGGGTATGTTATATTAAAGCCACCAGCACTTTGCCACCATTCAACACATTCTTCTATAGGTTGTTTTATAACAAAAATAATTTTACTTGTTGGAAATGTTTCTATCAACCAATCTAAATTATAAGCTAAAGAATGACTTTTAATTAAATAGTTTTTAAAATCATCATGTTCTGTAAAAGCTTTTGCTATTTCTTTTTTAAAAGAAATTTTATTATAAAAGTCTTGTGGTGATTCAAATCTATAACCAAATTCCATTCCAGTTCCAAAGTAAGAACCTTGATGATTAATTAGATGTGACCACGATTTACTATTCTTAATATAATATTCTCTCTCGAGTGAATGGTCCGAGAGATTTAATAATAATTTTGGTGAGTATTCTAATATTGATGCTATTCTAGACCAAGAACTTCCAGGAGCACCTATAAAAAATATAAGTTGATCATCTCTCATAATATATAATTCACATTGATCTATTAAGGTATCACATGTACTCTATAAAGTAAATTTGTATTTGTTTCAGAACCACCAGAAATATAATCAGATTGTTTGAATGCATTAAAATTAGAAGCATTTATAGTTGAAAAATACGCATCTACATAATCAGTTGTTTCATATATTGAATCTGATATTTGTTGATGTGTAAGAGTGTCACCAGACAAACAAAATAAAACTTTTCTTCTCATCTGATCTTGTCTAGCAGTAGAGGTTGTTAAAGTGTCATATAATTCTTGATAATATTGTACTACTGAAGATATATCTTGTTTCTTAACGAAAAAAAGTCTTGATCCAGAAGGAAGATTGTTTGCAAAAGCAGAAATCAATCTTGAAGTAGGAGCAAGACCATTCATAATTCTAACACCAAAATTAACTTCAGTCTTATTAGTAGAATCAAACATATTAGAAACAAGAGTTAATAGAGAACCATTTTCTATAGAGGATCTATATGTTCTTCCAGATATAACATTTATATTCTGATATGGAAATTCAAAAAGTTCACCAGACTTATCTTCTACAATATCAGCTGTAGAAGAGTGTTCTAATACTGTATTGATCTCTGAAAATAGAGGATCAAATGACACAAAAGCATTAATTCTCATTTATTTTTTCTCCTTCTATAATAGCGTGTATCTTGTCTAACCAATCTTTACCATAGAGATCTATCAAAACTTCGTCTATACGCCATTCATTGTGTTTATCTGCAATCTTAGTATTTATGCTTGGTAATAAATCATCTAAATTACTATTTGTCTGCACATCAGGATTATATACGGCTATAGTAGTTCCTATACCATATTTTTTAAATCCTTTTCTGCCTATAAAATATTCAGCATCTTCTTCAAACATAGTATCATAGAATTGTAAATCATCTTCTAGACCAAGTGAATCGACTAATTGTTTAAAATCTTTCATACTAAAGCTTAGTTTATTTTTTCTCATAAATTCAAAAATTAATCTATTTTCTATCTTTATATGTTTATAAAGTTTCTGATCAGTTCCATACCAATCATAATATGGAAATTTAATATTCCAACCACCTACAAGATGCCACCATTTAAAAGCCTCTGCATCTCCATTATAAACCATTACAATTTTGGCCTTTGGAAAATTTTCTTTTAACCAATCTAGATTATAAGAAAACCAATGAGATTTTATTATCTTATATCCATTATCAAAATCTTTAAACGCTTTTTTAATTTCTTCTAAAAATTCTTCTTTACTATGACTAGATAAATCATTAAAGTATTCGCCAATACCATGACCTGGACCAAAATAAGCCGAGGAATGCATACCTACGTTTTTCTCATGACCGTGAAAACTTACTTTTGTTTGATAAGTTGGAAACTTATCTTTATCAGAAGAATTGATATCTTTGTGGTGTGCAAGTATACTTAATACTCTACTCCATTTACTACCTGGAGCACCAGCAGCAAATATAAGATCACTTCCGTCTGTCAATTTTTTCTCCATATCCAATATAATCTTTCTATAGGGCGAGGAGCAACACCTGCTTGTTCTGATGCTCTATCTTTCCATTTATCATTTATGCCTTTACCATCTCTTTTCAATCTTCTAATTATGGTAGGTTCTACTAATAGTGTAAATTTAAAATATTCTGTCCAATAATAAATTTTTTCTTCTGTCCATATGTAGTATGGTATCATATCACTCTTATGAATATTTCCTCTAAATACAGATATTCCATTATTTTTTAGTACTCTATTCATTTCTTTTAGTTGTGTTTTTATTAATTCATTATCACCAAAATTAATACTACCATAACAAAGACAAGCATCTACAGTATTATCTTCACATGGTAATGAAGATATATCAGATATAATATCTGCTCTTGTATTAGTTATATCAATACCTACTAAATTTTTAATGTGTTCTTTGTATTGATTATCACCACAACCAAGATCTAAAACTAACTCAGGATTCATATCATTAATTAGTTTTATCGTCTCATCACCACATTTTTCAAATTTATTGTAATGAAATTTTCTAAATTTAGGATCAGAGCGATTAAATACTTTTTTTATTGATTCATTTAATTCATTCATATAGTAATTACTCTTGGACATGACTTCATAAATTCATATGTTTTCTCTGTCACTGCGCCAGTAATATTTAATGTTGGCCTTGGTTCATGACCAAAGTTGCATGTTCCATGAGGTACATCTCTCCAAGGCCATGTGATACAATCACCTTTTGACCAGTGAATATATTCATTACCTTGTTTCCAAACTTGTCCTTCTTTTTGATCATCTAAGAAAACTATGACTCTCATAATTAATCTTTGATCATGATCACATTCTGCAAAAGTATTATAGTCTTCTCTTTGTTCTTTTAATATTCCACCAAAATTATCCAGATGCCAGTAAAACATTTGTCCTGGCATTTGAACATCAAATTTTATATTTGGTTTTTTACTTTTTTTTCCTGCAGGATGATCAAATTGAAATAATTCTGCTATTTTTATCATGCTCTCTGGTAAATCTGCATGTCTTATTCTATTTAAGATAGCATATGAATCATCACCACCATCTACTTTATAACCCCACTTTTTAAAATCATTAAATTCTAAATTATTATTATTATCAAAACGTGGAGCTGATCTATAATCAAAAGTTGCAGGTTCTGATTGAGACATCATAATTTTAACATCATCTTCCCAATCACCAGAAAATTTGCAGATAGGAATATAATTTGGTATATCTCCTACCTGATCACCAACTTTTTTATTAAAATCATACAAGCTTGTTGCTTTACAAAAATCATACAATCCATCAAAACCATGATATGTTAATGGATCTTTAGTTTTTAAAGATTTCCACTGATCATATGGTGATTTATCATAATTTATCATGCTAGCCTCTGCATAATATAAAAATATCTCTCATCGCCTTGTTGATTTTTTTCTATAGCAAACCTAATCATCTTTAAATTATGAAACTTCATAAGACAAAATATATGTTCTTGAGTCCACGGAAACCAATCAATAAATTTAAAACTAGACTTATCTTTTGTAAATGGTTTATGATCAATACCTGGATTAAATCTAAAATACAAATATCCATCGACTTTAGTCATATTAACTACTTTATCAAACATTTCTTCAATATGTTTCTTATCAGTTCCAAAGTTAAGACTACCGAGAGCCAACACTTGATCATATTGTTTCTTAGGTTCAAACTCTTCAAGAGTCTTTTTAATATCTGCTTTTGGATGGTATGGATCTAAACCTACCAAGTTTTGAATCTTATCTTTATAATAGTTATCACCACATCCTACGTCTAGTACAGCTTTAGGCTTTTGCATATTTGCAAACTTGATTAAAAATTTACCAGATTCTGGATATCCATGCTTAGATTTCCAAACTCCGGAAAAATACCTGGAAATGTATTTGACATGCATTGCCTCACAAAACTCCTGAAGAGTCTGATAATCTGAGGCTTGAATAGCAAACATAAAGTTTTCATCTACCCATTCTTGGGTAAGAAGCTTCTTAAAGTTCTTATTGGTAATATTAGGAAATTCGTTCTTAATGTAATTGAGGATTTTCATGTTTTCTCCATATTATAATTGTCACTCTGACTTATTTATAAATACTTAAAAGGCATACCGGAGTTAAAAATGGCAGTACCAGCATCCAGATCACAATTTAAAGAATATTGTCTCCGTACACTTGGTAAACCTGTATTGGAAATTAATGTTGATGACGATCAGGTTGAAGATCGCATAGATCAAGCATTAAGATATTTTTGGGACTATCACTTTGATGGTTCAGAAAAACTGTATTATAAACATCAGGTAACAGCTCAAGATAAAATAAACAGATATATAACAATGCCTGAAAATATTATTGGTGTTGTTAATATCTTTAGTATAGGCGATGCTCTTAATACTAATAATATGTTTAATATTAGATATCAGATTGCTCTTAATGATCTTTATACACTAACATCTGTTTCTATGGTACCATATTTTTTAGCTCTTCAACATATTCAAATGTTAGAACAATTACTTGTAGGCCAACAACCATTAAGATATAATAGACATATGAATAAACTTAATATCGATATGGATTGGAATAAACTAGATGATAACGATTTTTTAATAATAGAAGCTTATGAAATCGTTAATCCTGACACTTATACAGATGCATGGGGTGATCGTTGGTTATTGCAATATACAACTGCTCTTATTAAGAAACAATGGGGTACAAACTTAAAGAAATTTGAAGGTATGACTTTACCTGGTGGTATTAAATTTAATGGTCAACAGATTTATAATGAAGCCGACGAAGAAATAAAAATATTAGAAAAAGAAATGATCAGCAGTTATAGTCTTCCAGTAACAGATATGATAGGCTAATGGCTACAAATTTTTATTTTAACAACTTTCAAAATAGTCAAGAACAACTTCTCATTGAGAATCTTATCATTGAGTCCATAAAGATCTATGGGCAAGACATGTATTATATTCCTAGAGTTATTAAAAATAAAGATGAGATCTATGGAGCAGATGATATATCTGAATATAATAGAGCTTATCCTGTAGAATTTTATATTAAATCTGTTGATGGTTTTAGCGGTGATGGTAATTTTATGTCTAAGTTTGGTCTTGAAATTAGAGATCAAGTAGTATTTTCCATAGCACAAAGAGTATTCTATGAAGAAGTTGGTATGGATAGTGCATTACTTAGACCGAACGAAGGTGATTTAATACATTTTCCATTAAGTAATAAATTATTTAAAATTATGTATGTTAATAAATTTGAAATGTTCTATCAACTTGGAGCATTGCAAACATGGGAACTTACATGTGAACTCTTTGAATATTCTAGTGAAATATTTAATACTGGCATAGCTGAAATTGATTCTATACAACAAAATCTATCATTAAACGTTTTTGATTGGGCTCTATTAAACGAAGATGGTGAGAGAATATTGGATGAGAATGATGATTATATATTATTGGAAACTTTTATACTAGAAACAATTGATGCTTTGGCAGATAATAGTTTCATTCAAAATGAAATTGATGATTTCTTAGACTTTACAGAAAAAGACCCATTCTCTGAGAACGGTACATATTAATGTTTGGACATACATTTTATTTTAGTACTATAAGAAAATACGTAACTTTATTTGGAACATTGTTTAATGACATCCATATTACTAGAACTGATGCTAATAACGTAACTGTAGCATTATTAAAAGTTCCATTAGCATATGCACCAAAAGAAAAAGTTTTAGCCAGAGTAGATGCTGATCCGAATATAGATAGACAAGCAGCTATAGTTTTACCTCGTATGTCATTTGAAATGATAGATATGAGATATGATACTTCTAGAAAATTAAATACATTAGGAAGATCTGTAGTAAAAGATTCTACTTCTACAAGTAGATTAAAATATCAATATAATCCAGTACCATATAATATTAATTTTAGACTTTACGTATATGTTAAAAACGCTGAAGATGGTACTAAAATAATAGAACAAATATTACCATTCTTTACACCAGATTGGACAACAACAGTTCAGTTAATTCCGGAAATGGGAATTAATATGGACATACCTGTAGTACTAGATAATATTAGTATTGAAGATTCATATGAAGGTGATTTTGAAAAAAGAAGAGCTTTAATATGGACATTAGATTTTACACTAAAAGGATACATCTACGGTCCTGTGAAAAAATCAGGTATTATTAAATTTGCAAATACAAACTTTTATATACCGCCAGTTCCTGATGATCAACTACAATCAGCAGTAGGTGTAACTGATGTTGCAGAAAGAATAACAGTACGACCTGGTTTAACCGCAAATGGTACACCTACATCAAATGTAGCAGAATCTGTAGCGCTTTCAGTTATTGAAGCAGATGATGATTTTGGATATTGTGTCTCCATAGAATCTATTATAACAGAATGAGTAAAAAATGTCAACAGCTAATAATGATCCAATTGGTAATGCACTAGGAATAAGTCCAATAACTTCGGTTATAAAAAGACTAGAAAAAGAAGCAAATGATGATACAGCAAAAGATGATTTTACAGTTGCTAGATCAAACATTCATAATATAATTGACACTGGATCTGAAGCTCTAGACAGACTTATGCAAATTGCAGATCAATCACAACAGGCTAGAGCATATGAAGTTGTAGCTATTCTGATGAAGAATTTGCTTGATGCTAATAAAGATCTCTTAAGTATACAAAAGACTATAAGAGAAATTCACGATATCGAAAAACCAACTAATAATACTACTGTAAATCATAATAATTTATTTGTTGGATCTACTGCAGAACTTCAAAAAGTCATTAAGGATATGAAGAAAAATGACTGAAGAAGTTTTAATTGATGGTGGTTATAAAGGTAACGTAAATCTTAAAAGACGTTCTGTTGAGATACAATGGACTCCAGAACTTGTACAAGAATATGTGAGATGTGCTAAAGATCCAATATATTTCATTGAAAAATATATGAAGATTATCAGCATCAATGAAGGCTTAATTAATTTTACTCTTTATGATTACCAAAAAGAAATGGTAAAATCTATGGCCGATAACAGATATACGGTCATCGCTACTGCTCGTCAGGCCGGAAAATCTACAACAACCTGTGGATTTATTCTCTGGTATATTATATTTAATCCAGATAAAACTGTAGCACTACTTGCTAACAAAGGTGATACTGCACGAGAAATTCTTGGCCGCATTCAACTTGCATATCAACACCTTCCTAAGTGGTTACAACAAGGTATTATTGAATGGAATAAAGGATCTTTTGTTCTTGAAAACAATTCAAGAGTCATTGCTGCTGCTACATCATCTGATGCCATTCGTGGTTATTCTATTAACCTTCTATTCATTGACGAAGCAGCATTTATTGATACATGGGATGAATTCTTTACATCAGTTTATCCTACAATTTCATCAGGTAATGATTCTAAAATTGTATTAGTTTCTACTCCAAATGGTCTTAATCATTTCCATAAAATATGGGTAGAGGCTGATCAGAAGAAAAATAATTATAATCCAATAAAAGTTATGTGGTATAATGTTCCTGGCAGAGATGAAAAGTGGAGAGAAGATACGATAGCTGCCATGAGTTTCGATACAGAGAAATTCGAACAAGAATATTGTGTTGAATTTCTTGGTAGCTCAGGAACACTTATAGCTGGTTGGAAATTAAAAGAACTTGTATCTAAAACTCTTTTGTTTGATAAAAATGGTGTTAAACAATATGAAGAACCTAAATTAGGTCATTCATATGTTATGATTGTTGACGTATCCAGAGGAAAAGGATTAGATTATTCTGCATTTCAAGTCATAGATGTATCTAAGATGCCATATGAACAAGTTTGTATTTTTAGAGATAATATGATTACTCCTACTGATTATTGTTCTATAATTCATAGAATTAGTAAATCTTATAATAATGCTTCTGTGCTTGTTGAGATTAATGATATTGGTGGACAAGTAGCAGATATGCTATACTATGAGTATGATATGGATACACTTTTATCCTCTGAAAATGATGGTAGAGCAGGCAAAAGAATATCTTCTGGTTTTAGTGGTTCAAGCGCTGACAAAGGAATTAGAACTACAAAAACTGTTAAATCTGTTGGTTGTTCTATAATGAAATTATTAATAGAACAAAACCAATTAATTATTAATGATCATGATACAATACATGAACTTTCAGTATTTTCTAGAAAAGGAAAGTCATACGAAGCAGAATCAGGCAATCATGATGATTTAGTCATGGGTTTGGTTCTTTTTGCTTGGCTTTCGGATCAACATTATTTTAGAGAGATGACCGATATTAATACTCTAACTAAAATAAGAGATAAAGATGATGATCAAATAGCTAGTGAATTAACACCATTTGGTTTTTTCTCCGAAGGTGATGATATGCCAGATTTAGATTTACCTAAAAATGAAAACTGGATGTGGGCTAATGAGAAATTAACATGAGAAGTCACTTATTATAAATAAAATAAACATTAATAATAATATTCCATCTATGGAAGGAGAGAAAAATGCCATTTCAAGTTAGTCCAGGCGTAAACGTTTCTGAAATTGATTTAACTACTGTTGTTCCGGCAGTATCAACCACCGAAGGTGCTATAGCAGGTATATTCAGATGGGGTCCTCTAGATAAAAGAGTATTAATCGATTCAGAAAATGCTTTAGTCGAGCGTTTCGGTAAACCACACAAGAACTTTGCAGAAGAAACATTCTTTACAGCAGCAAGTTTTCTTTCCTATGGAAATAAACTTTATGTAGTTCGTGTTGCTAATACAACTGTTGAAACAGTAAATGTTGGCACTCTTAGTGCTTATGCTAATGTTGGTGCTGTTTCAAACAATATAGCGCAAATTGTTAAGAACGAAGAACACTATGATGAAATGGATGGAACATTTGATGCTGATGTATTGTATGTAGCCAGATATCCAGGTCAGCTTGGTAACTCACTAAGAATTTCAGTTTGTGATTCAGCTAATGCATATCAGTCAAACGTTAGCATTTCTAATACTGAGAATGATTATAGCGGTACATTTACTGCAAATTCTTCAGGTTTAACTGTGACTGTTGGAGCAAACAGCGTATCATTCAATACAAACACAGGTATTGATGCTAATGGTTTCATCACTATTACAACAAATCCGATTGCAAATGGAACTTATGTTAAGTACCTCACAGCAGCAGGAAATACTGCTCCTACAGGTCTAACAAATAACTCTCTATACCTTGTTATTTCTTCAAATACATCAGGTCTTAAACTTGGTAACACAAGTTACTATGCAAACGCTGTTTCATTCAATGCTAACTCAGCTGTTAATGATACAGATGAAACAATTTCTATTACTTTGGCAAATACAATATATGCTGTAGGTGATAAAGTACAATATACTGTTGCTGCCGGTAATACTGCAATCAGTGGTCTATCAAATGGTTCATACTACTGGATCGCAACTGCCAACTCAACAACTATTACTCTTGCAGCAACATACGGTGGTGCAAACGTAAATATAACAAAAGGTGCTACAGAATCTGGCCACAGCTTAACAGCTGTTGAAAGATTAATTGTACCAACACCAAAAGCAAACTCTGAGAGCCACACATTTGTTGCTTGGAGCTTAGCACAAACTGCCATTGCTTCAATACAATCATCTTTTGTTTCTGGTGATTTGATTAAAGTTGGTAACGGTTCTATTGGCGAACAATACATGAAGGTTACTTCAGTAGGAAGTAACGTTACTGCAACAAATACAACACTCACAATCTCTATCTCTTCATCTGATAGATATAGACTTCGTGAAGCTTATACTAGCAACGTAATCAATCGTTACTGGGAATTTTATAATACAGTTGATAGAGCACCAGGTCAATCAGAATATGTAACAGAATTTGGAAATACTGCTGCTAATGATCTTCTACATGTTATTGTAGTTGATGAAAATGGAAGATTCACCGGTGTTGGTGGAACCATATTAGAAGCTTATAGAAATCTTTCAAGAGCAGATGATGCTAAGACTGCTGATGGTGGTGCTCTCTATTACAAAACAGTAATTAATGAGCAATCAAGATATATTTGGTTTGCAAACGATAGAACCGGTGCTGTTCATAATAACGCTGTAAACATCACGAGTTCAACAAATGATAATGCATTAAATCTTCAATTTAATGCTGGTCAAGATGGTTATGGTGAACTTAATGCTACTCTTGCAGTTATAGCTTCTGGTTATGACAAATTTGCTTCAGCTGAAGATATTGATGTATCTCTTATTCTTCAAGGCAAAGCAAAATCAGGTGCAGGTCTTGCAAATTACATCATTGATAATATTTGTGAAGCAAGAAAAGATTGCGTAGCTTTCGTTTCACCATCAAAAGTAGATGTTGTTAATAATTCTGGTAATGAATTAAATGATATCTTAGATTTTAAAAACGATATAAGAAGTACTTCTTATGCAGTTGTTGATTCTGGATATAAGTATATGTACGATAAATACAACGATATTTATCGTTGGG